ATTCGTGGTATTAAGCCAAACATCTTTGAGATCTATAAGAATAATGAACTGATCAATCAGGACTCACACAATAAAGAATACCAAAAGATACTTGAAGCTAACATTCTAAAGTTAAATCACAAGTCTTTTCACCAGATTGTAGTACTTGGTTCTTCATCTTTTATACCATTCATGCAGCTACCAGCTCAACACAGGCGTGATGTTATTGAAGACTTGCTAGATATTAACGTCTTTTCTAAAATGAATCAGATTCTAAAAGAAAAGAATAGTTTGCTTAAAGATCAAATCAAAGACGTTGGTTATAAGATCGATTTACAATCAAACAAAATAGATACGCAAAAGAAGTATATCCAAGATATTAATCGTATCAATAAGGATCTAAAAGACCAGAAGTTACAACAGATCATTGATCTACAGTCTCAGATGAAAGACCTAAACGTAGAGAATGATGGTCTTCGTGTACAGATTGAAGAAAACAATGATGCCATTCTAAATAGCATTAGTAAGTTTGAAAAGAAACGTCAGGAGTTACTTGGGTATGACAACAAGTTCAAATCAGAAATCAAGTCAGTTGTTAAAGAAGCAAAATTCTTTGAAGACAACTGCACCTGCCCTACGTGTAGCCAAGATATTGACGAAGCAATCAAGAAAGATAGGCTTACGACTGCTAGTTCAAAAGCTAAGGAACTTACTACGGCTCTAGATAAACTAACAACTGAACTGACTGCCACAGAACAAAGCTTAAACTCCAATAAGGCAAAGCTTGAAGAGGTTCGATCATGGCAACAGAAACAGAACTCTAACATACAACTGATCACCCATATCCAATCTAACATTGCTTCTGTTCAAAATGATATTAATAACTTGACTGATACGACCAGTGATATATCTAAAGCTAAGGATGATCTAGAACTATATACTGAAGCTAAAGGCGCAATGTCTGGAAGTAAACTAGAACTGAATGAACAGTTTCAATACAACCAATGTATTGCTGAGATGCTAAAGGATACTGGTATCAAAACAAAGATTGTTAAGCAGTATCTACCCGTCATCAATAAACTTGTCAATCAGTACCTACAGATACTAGATTTCTTTGTACACTTTAATCTGGATGAGTCTTTTCAAGAGTCTATCCGTTCTCGCCATCGTGACAGTTTCTCTTATGACTCTTTCTCTGAGGGTGAAAAACAGCGTATTGACTTAGCGCTACTATTTACTTGGCGTATGATTGCCAAGATGAAGAATTCCGTATCAACTAATCTGTTGATATTGGATGAGACATTTGATTCGTCACTTGACTATGAAGGTGTGGATAACTTGATGAAAATCATTCACGAACTGGATGATGACACCAATGTATTTGTTATTTCTCACAAAGGAGATATTCTTGACGGTAAGTTTTCTAGAAAGATTGAGTTCTTTAAAGATAAAAACTTCAGTAAGATAAAATAAGTGTTTACAAACACCAAAATATATGCTATTATATTATAATGTAAAAGAGGACTATATATTATGCAACTAACAGAAAACGTACAGCAAGTTCTAAAGAACTTCGCATCTATCAATCCAAACATTGTTGTAGAACCAGGCAATGTTGTTCGTACTCTCGCAGAGGGTAAAAACATCTTCGGTAAAGCAACTATTGATGTTGACTTTCCGATTAAGTTTGGAGTCTATGATCTCAACGAGTTTATTGGTGTTCTAGGTCTGGTTGATAATCCAGAACTGACATTTGAAGATACTCATGTCAATGTTGGTGACTCAGTGGGTCGTTCTAAGATTCGGTATTTCTTTACTGACACAGATCATCTTACATCACCACAAAAAGATATCGTGATGCCGTCTGCAGAGGTAACTCTCAACATCGGCAATGACACTTTGAATAAAATCAAACGTGCAGCATCGGCTCTTGGTCACTCAGAACTTTCTATTAAAGCAAACAATGGATCTATTAGTCTTACGATCTTTGATAGCGGTAACACCACATCAAACACATTCTCTATTGACGTAGATGGTGAATATCAATCGGAAGACTTCAACTTTATTATCTCTATTAGCAATCTCAAGTTGTTGCCTGGTGATTATAAAGTATCAATCTCTTCTAAACTTATTTCGCATTTTGTTAACACGACAGTTGATGCGGAATACTGGATCGCTCTCGAAAAATCTTCGACATACAAATAAGGAATACTACTATGGCTAATGCACCAACTACACCTAAAACACCACAAGTGCAAATCAATGATACTGCTAATCGTGTTGCTCGTAGCACTATTGCAGTTGTAGATGCTATTGCTCAACGTGGTGGATTTAAGGGCGAAGAACTATCAACGATTGGGCAACTTCGTGACCAAGCGGTTCAAGTTATTCAGTTGATCGAAACTCTACAGCAGGAGGATGCTGCGACAAAATAACTATTGACATTGTGCTCTGATTGAACTAAACTTATAACTTATATTATGGAGAAGCGAATGTCTAATGATTTTTTATGGGTAGAAAAGTATCGTCCTCGCAAAGTTGCTGATACTATTCTACCGATATCTTTAAAGAAAACCTTTCAACAGATTGTAGATTCTGGTGAGATGCAGAATATGCTTTTCACTGGAACTGCAGGTCTTGGTAAGACTACAGTTGCCAAAGCATTATGTAATGAACGATGTTGTGATTTCATTATTGTAAACGGATCTGAAGAAGGTAATATTGAAACACTTCGTGGTAAGATTAAACAGTTCGCATCATCTATCAGTCTAACTGGTGGATACAAAGTTGTTATCTTAGACGAAGCTGACTATCTTAATCCTCAGTCATTTCAGCCAGCACTTCGTGGTTTCATTGAAGAGTTTGCAAATAACTGTCGGTTCATTCTAACGTGTAACTTTAAGAATCGTATCATTGAACCACTTCATTCTCGTTGTGGTGTATACGAGTTTAATACATCTAAGAAAGATATGGCTGCCCTTGCTGGGCAGTTCATGAAACGTCTTGAGTTCATTATGGATCAAGAGAAAGTTCAGTACGAACCTAAAGTTGTTGCTGAACTTATTATGCGATATGCACCAGATTGGCGGAGGGTAATCAATGAAGTTCAAAGGCTTTCAGCAGCAAACGGCAATAACATTTCTGCAGGGGTTCTCAGTAGCACTAGTGATAGTTCTATTAGTCCTCTTGTTGTCGCACTAAAAGAAAAGAACTTCAAGCAAGTTCGATCTTGGGTTGTTAATAACCAAGATGTAGATACGGCAACAGTATTCCGTAAACTATATGACTCCATGAATGAAAGTGTTCAACCACAATCTATTCCACAGCTGGTTCTTATCTTAGCAGACTATCAGCACAAAGATGCATTTGTTGCAGACCATGAACTAAACATGGTTGCTTGTATGGTAGAGATCATGGCTGAAGTTAACTTTCAATGAGTTTAAGCCCGTTTGATTATCTAAATACTATTAACGACACCAAAAAAGATATTATGGTTGATGATATTGCAGAGAAAGCTTATGCTTCTTTTGTGATCAATCGTACTCTATCTTACTTTCCAGACACCGCTTGTATAGCAAATGAGATGAATCGGTATCACCATACTGACAAAAAACTACAATACCACTTTCTTATAAATATAATCAGGAAGCGAAAACGTTTCTCGAAATGGATTAAACCTGACTTAGATAGTGATATTGAAGTTGTGAAAGAGTATTATGGCTATAGTAATGAGAAAGCCCGACAAGTCCTCACACTTCTCTCTTCTGAGCAAATAGAAGAATTAAGAAAAAAGGTGAGCAAGGGTGGAAGAAAATAACGTAATCGTACAGTGGGCTCCGCAAGATATGCTGGAAATCACTCTACATGAACCAGACGACTTTTTAAAGGTTCGTGAGACACTAACTCGTATCGGTGTCGCTTCTCGAAAAGATAAAAAACTATTTCAATCATGTCATATCTTGCATAAGCAAGGTAGATATTTTATCGTACATTTTAAAGAACTCTTTATGCTAGATGGCAAGAAAGCTAATCTAGAAGAGAATGATTTGGCAAGACGCAATACTATTGTTACTCTATTGAGTGATTGGGGGCTGATTGATCCTGTGAAGGGTAACCCAGAACCAGTAGCACCTCTTCGTCAAATCAAAATCATTCCATTCAAAGAGAAAATTGAATGGGAACTGTGCCCGAAATATAACATCGGAAACAAATAACAGCTATTCTAAAAATGCATAGCTGATCTTATATAAATAGTTGTGGATGCAGATGATCTGGTCCACAACACTCTTGCTTGTAATAAAGGAGAAAACTATGACAGGCTTAACCACACTATTTCCACGTTCGTCTTTTGTTGGCTTTGACCACTTATTTAATGAACTCGACCATGTAGCTAAACATGCTAATGATCA